GAATTCCTACGGCAACTATTGTACCGTGGTCTTCTGCTTCAGTGCCAACAGGTTTCTTAGAATGTAACGGAGCAAATGTTTCAAGATCAACTTACTCTGCACTATTTGCAATCATAGGTACAACTTATGGAGCTGGAGATGGTGCATCTACTTTTGGATTACCTGATCTACAAGATAACGTAGCAATAGGAAAATCTGGAACAAAAGCTTTAGCATCAACTGGTGGAGCAAACACAGTTGCTTCAGCAGGAAACGTTGGAGGAACAACAGCTAACGCAACATTAACAACAGCACAACTTGCATCTCACTCTCACCCAAGACCACAAGCGCTTTCAGGTAACTCACCACAAGCACCTACGGCTCAAGCAGGTGCGGGTCGAAACCATGGTGGTACAAGTTCTGTAGCGAGTGCTGGTTCAGGAACTGGTCACGCTCACAACATGAGTGCAACGTTTAGTGGGGACGCAACTTCAGTTGTGCAACCTTACTTAGCGGTAATTTATATTATTAAAACTTAGGAGAAAAAATGGCAACAAATGCAAAATGGACAGTAGTAATGGATGACAAAATGATCATAAAAAATTATGATGAAGGTAATGATCCAAACTCTGGCTACAATGGTGTATCATACATTATTAATGATAATGATTTTTGGGGACAAGCAAAATTTTCAAACATCTGGGCTATTCAATATGGAACATCAGTTGCAACTGACACTGTAGAATACAGAGATGAAACTCCACACTCTACTTGGGAAGATGCTAATTTAGGTGACATTCAAGATTTTATTACTAGATGGGACGCAGCTCATTTAGCTCAATTACAATCTGATTGGGATAATGATTAGGTGCAAGACCTACATCTTATACTTCATCTTAATAACATCCAAGAAGTTAAAATATATTTTTTACCTGATAACGGTGGATTACCTCTGTGCACGTATGGAAAAGCTGCGGGCCAAATAACTATTCTCCCTGTTTTAGGTTTAATTCTTTTTGAAAAATGTAAAAATTCTGTTTCTCCACCTTCTTCAACATCATTTAAATAAACTGTAAAAACAAAAGCTCTAGGTTCATTCATAAATCCTTTGCCATGTTCTAAATGCCAAACATGATAACCCTCTGTAGGTAAAGTTTTTTGAATTTTTAAAGTTGTAAAATGAAATGGTTGCTCATCATAAGCAGCAAATGCACCTGTATTTTTAATATAATGTTGCCAAGCTATTTCAAAATTTAACATCATAGGTTTTAAATCTTCCCACCATATATCTATATTACCAGCGCCTGCAAAAAATTGTTGATCTTGTTTTTTTAATATAGAAGAATTTTCTAAAGGCATTCTATTAATTGTATTATTAAACTTGTCTTGTTGTTCATAAATATTTATGGCTTTATTACATTCTTGTTGAGTAATAAAATTATCATATGTTCCAATAAAATTATTTATATTAACTGTTTTTTCATTCATTTGTTTTTCCTATCTGATCATAAGCATGATCCTTATAAGGGCCATATTGATCTACATAATGTAAAAATACTTGAGCCATACCTTCACCTTTATATACACCCGGTCTTCCATGAGTTTGATCACATCCAGGATATATAACGGCATCTCCTTCTTCTAGTTCTATCTCTTCTGTTCCAACTATTAAAGGCCAATTATCATATTTTTTAATACACGCTGTCACAGATATTTCACAAGCAGGTCTATCTAAATGATTTTTTAAAGTTGCACCAAATATATAATATCTCCAATAAGCATATGTAGGAAATAATTCTAAATTACATTCTTCTTCAACCCTTGGTAATTTAAGATCTAACAAAGCTGTCATTAAAGAATCTTTATACCAAGCAGGTGAGAAAGATTGAGTGTCAATTACATAGTCATTGTTTGCATCTAATTTATTATAACAATATTTTTGCAATAACATTAACTCATGCACATTAAAAAAGTCTTTTATTAATCTATGTTTTACTGCAGCCATGCAACAATACTATATCTTGTCCCTTTTGTAATAGGTTCAATACTATGTGGATACATAAAATTGCTGGGAAAGAAAACCATAGTTCCTTTTTCTAATTTTAATCTTTTTATTTCTTGGTCTTTTTGATCAGTAAATACTAAATCGCCACCTTCATATTCATCATTTAGATTTATAATAACACTTAAAGTTCTAGGTGTGTATGTATGATGATCAGTGTGAACTACGTATTTACCTCCTACTTCATATTTTAATAAGTCTATTTGATTAATCTTATTGGTTTCCATTTTAGGAAATTTAGTTTTATAAAGACTGTACCATTTTTCTATTTCTGCTTTCACGTAATTCCAATAAAACATATTCGTAGGAGTATTAAAATTCAAAAAATATCCTTTCACATTTCTTTCGTCTGTATGCAAACCTCTTTTAACCTTTAGATTTTTTTTAGCTTTTTCATTTGTCAGGTCTATTATTCTTTTACAAAAATCAAGATTTGTTATATTTTTTAATACAACAACCCCTTCTAAATGATCCATAATTATGCTACTTTCATTCTCTGTAAAATTATTATATAAGCCATTATATGCTACAAAAATTAAAATTCAAGGCTGGATTTAACAAACAAGACACAGAATCAGGGGCAGAAGGTCAGTGGACAGATGGTGATTTTGTTAGATTTAGATATGGACTACCTGAAAAAATAGGTGGTTGGTTACAATTAACTTCAGGGCAAAAGACTTTACCAGGAGTTGCAAGAGCTCAACACGCCTTTGCAAGTTTTGCTGGTGAGAAATACGCTGCTATTGGTACATCTCAAGGTTTATTTTTATACTATGGTAATGATTTTTTTGACATTACACCTTTAGATACGGCAATCACGGGAGGAACATTAACAACGGTTAATGGATCAAGAACTGTAACTATTAACAAAGGTTCTCATGGTTTAGCTGTTGGACGATATGTAACTTTATCGAGTGTAACAGTCACTGGAGCATCGGCTTACACAGCTTCAGATTTAGAAAAAGTTTATGAAATATTAACTGTGCCAGACGCAGATAAATTTACTGTACAAGCAGCCACTGCTGAAACAGGGTCAGGTATGACAGCAGCAGGAGCTGTAACTGTTAATCCTTATGTTGTTGTAGGACCAAGAACACAAACAACAGGTTTTGGTTGGAGTACGTCAACATGGGGTGATAGCACTTGGAACACACCTAGAAGCACAAGCACAGTAACTTTAGATCCAGGAAACTGGAGTCTTGATAATTTTGGTCAAGTATTAGTTGCAACTATTTTTGATGGAGAAACTTTTACATGGGACGCTGGGGCATCTAATCCTAGAGCTCAAAGAGCATCTAAGACAACAACTAATTTTGCAACTACAAACAACCCTGGAGCTACTAGATTTACGTTAACTTCAGATAGAGACAGACACTTATTTCACTTTGGAACAGAAACAACTATTGGAACTCCGGCAACACAAGATCCGATGTTTGTAAGATTTTCTGATCAAGAAAATTTAAATCTATACACACCAACAGCTACTAACACAGCAGGTACATTTAGACTAGATACAGGTAACGAAATTAGAGCAGCACTTCAAGGTAAAGACTATGTGTTTGTCATAACTGATCTTGCAGCTTATGTTATACAATTTGTTGGCCCACCATTTACATTTAGTGTTAGACAAGTTGGTACGAATTGTGGATGCATTGGTCAACACGCAGCAGTTTTTATTAATGGTGCTGTATATTGGATGGGAGCCGAAGGTGGATTTTTTGTTTTTGACGGAACTGTTAAATCGTTACCATCACTTGTAGAGGATTTTGTATTCTCAACAGATGGAACTAATTTAGGATTAAATTTTAATTCTAGAGATATTGTATACGCAGGTGCAAATAATTTATACACAGAAGTAAATTGGTTTTATCCAAAGTCAGGATCAGAACAGATTGATAGATGTGTAACTTATAATTATCAAGAAAACATATGGACTACATCGTCTTTAGATAGAACTACATATTCAGATCAAGGAGTATTTGATGCTCCTTACGCAACCGATTATGAAGCCACATCTACACCTGTATTTCCTAGCATATTAGGAATAACCAACACTGCTGGTGCAAGTATTTACTATGAACACGAAGAAGGAACGGACCAAGTTAATAGCGCAGGTACGACAGCTATACCAGCATTTATAAGATCAGGGGATTGGGATATTACATCTAGACGAAGCGCCTTGGGTCAAGCAACAGGAATTGTAGATTACAGAGGTGATGGTGAATTTTTTATGGCTGTAAGAAGATTTATTCCTGATTTTAAATATCAAACAGGTAACGCTAAAGTAACTTTATTTGTTAGCGCTTATCCTGATGACGTAGCTGTAAGCTCGCCATTAGGTCCCTTTACAATAACATCAACCACTGATAAAGTTGATACTAGAGCTCGAGGAAGATTAGTGTCGATTAAAATAGAAAACGACTCTACAGGTGAGTCATGGAGATACGGAACTTTTAGACTTGATGCACAACCGGACGGAAGAAGATAATGGCTATAGATATAGGAGATTTAAGTCGATTTGAACAAGTTTTAAGAAATGAAAACTTTAGAAGGAGTAGTCCTCAATTTACAAGTTTTCCTAATCCTCAAAATTTTGGTATTATGAATACTGATCAAGCTGCTATTTTTTCAGATGATGCAGGTCTTGATGAAGAGTATTATGAAGATTTTGCAGAGGTGGCTAAACCAGGTTTTAATTTAGGTTTTGCAAAACAATTAGGTTCAGGTCTTTTAGGTTTAATTACCGGCAATCCCTTAGCTGGTTTGATAGGTAGAGGTATAGGTGCTTTAGGAGATAGGTTTGGTAGACCAGGAATACGAGGAGGTATAGGTCTAAGAGGTGATTCAACATTTGATACTTTTGGAAGATCAACAAGTTTTGCAGACTTTGCACAAAGAATGAGAGACAAAAGAGCTAGAGAAGAAGCTGCAGCTATAGGGGCAGCAAAACAAAAAGCCAAACAATTAGATTATGAATTTGACGCTTATGGCGGAGGAAATCAAGGTGGAGGTTTTGCAGATAATTCAAATGCATCTGCTCCAGGTGGTTCAAACGAAATGGGTAGTTCTTAATGGCTAAGATAACTAATTACATACCAGAACCAAAACCAGAATACGATGCAGAAAATCAAAGACAAATATTAGAGTCCTTGACTACTTTACAAAATCAGTTAAATTTTTCTTTTCAACAAGATTTAAAAAACGAACAGGACGCATTTAATTACTTTTTATCATGAGTATAAATTATAAAAACGCGAGTGTCATATTAGCCACCACAAATATGACTACAGTTCTAAGTATACCAGTTACAGCCGTAGCTATTGTTAAATCTGTTTACATATCTAATAATAGCACAGGAGCCGTGAAGGTTAATTGTGATCTTAGAGATACTTCAGCTAGCACAGATATAGAATTTTTTAGAAAAGACATACCAGCAACGAGTAGTGTAAATGCAACTGAACAAGGCTTGAATTTAGAAGTAGGAGATGCTATAAAAGCTCAAGCAGAAACTGCAAATAAACTAGAAGTAGTTGTCAGTTATGCCTTAATAGATAGACAGAATGAAAACGGATAATTTACCAAAAATCGATTGTACAACTATAATAACATATAGAAATACAAAGACTGGAGAAACATATAAAGAAAAGAAAGAAGGACCTGATATTGTTCAAGATGTTACGGTACAGGTTACTAATAAAGGTCTAGAAGTATTTCAGAAAGTAATGAATGATACAAAGAAATCAAAACCCTAAAGGCGGAACAGAATTACAATTCGACTATTTAGAAAAACATGTCGATAAAAGTTTATTAGATCAAGTGCAAATTTGTACTTCGGTCCCAGAAAAAATACCATTACACCCAAACAAACCTAATATACTTTGGCAAAAAAATTCTTATGATCAGCCTAACTTAGCTCCCTGGTTTAGTAATCCGGCTAATCATAATAAATACGACTGGTATGTTTTTAATTCACACTGGTGTTATGAAAAGTTTAGATATCATTTTAATATACCAACTAATAGATGTGTAGTGATTAAAAATGGTATTGATAAAATAGAACAATCTAGACCTTATCAAGAAGGTCAACCTATAAAAATAATACATCAAAATACACCTTGGCGTGGTCTATCTATATTGTTAGGTGCAATGCAATTAGTAAAAAATCCTTTAGTTACTTTAGATGTATATTCATCTACAGAAGTTTATGGTAAACAATTTTATGATCAAAATGATCATGAGTATAGAGAGCTTTACGAACAGGCAAAAAAATTACCAAACGTAAATTATATCGGATACAAGTCTAATCAATACATAAAAGATAATTTAAAAAATTATCACATGTATGCTTATCCTAGTATTTTTGAAGAAACGTTTTGTATATCTTTATTAGAGTGTATGGCTGCAGGTTTATATTGCATTGTCAATGATTTTGGGGCTTTATATGAAACAGGTGCAGAGTTTCCTATGTATATACCCTATGATGCTAATCATAGAGCTATGGCACAAAAATTTGGTTTTGGTATAGAACAAGCATCACATACATTACATCAAAAACAAATACATGATCATTTAAGTTCTCAATCTAGATACGCACATATTTATTACAATTGGAATAAAATTGCTATGCAATGGACAACATTTTTAAAAGGAGTTATTAGTGCAAGACAATCCAAATAAACCTATCTGGTTTAATAAAGACACTTATCAAACTATTCAGCAATCTAATACACGTACAGAAGTAATAAACTTGTCAGATCCACCTGATAGATCTCCACATAAAATTATGGTATGTACTCCTTGTCATAGTGATACTTCAATGCATTACACTCAAGCTGTTTTAAAGTTTCAACAAGAATGTTTCTTAAGAAAAATATTAGTTAGTTTTACTTTATTAAAATCTTCTTTAGTTACACAAGGTAGAAACTTATGTGTGGCTGAAATGTTAAATCATGAAGACGGTTACACACATTTGTTATTTATAGACTCTGATATTGATTTTAATTATACTACAATTGAAACTATGTTAAACGCTGACAAAGATGTTATTGCGTGTCCTTATCCAATGAAGTCATTAGATTGGGACAAGATATTTCAAGAGAAAGATAAGGCTCAAAACAAAGATCAATTAAGAAGACCTGGATATACATTTCCTATTAAGTTAGAAGATCAAAACGAAATACACTCTAATGCTGGTATTGTAGAAGCAACTCACGCTCCTACTGGCTGTATGTTAATTAAAAGAACTGTATTAGAGAAGATGATAAAACATTATCCTGAGTTACAAATATATCAGCCTACTAATATTAATGGTAAAGAAGTTAAAAAACCAAACTTTTACAACTTTTTTGATACTATTCACGACCCTAAAACTAAACGTTATTTTGGTGAAGACTTTGGTTTTTGTCAAAGATGGACAGATATGGGTGGTAAAGTATATCTATATATTATGGATTATATAACCCATGTAGGTGAGCATCAGTTCTGTGGTAGGTTCTTCGACAACCTAAAACCAGCTATTGACGATAAGAAAAAAATCAAATAAAGTGTGATATTTCAGGATTAGTACGCCTGCCCTATAAACTAAATTTAGACAAAATTATGGCAATAACAAACACTAGACAAGCAAAAAGATTTACAGCCGGCGCACCAAACATAATGTTAATGGGTGATTTAAGACCTCTTAATACTATGGCTTATGGCGGTAGAGCACAATATGGTCTAGGTAGTTTTGTTAAATCTATTGGTAGAGGTGTTAAGAAAGCTGTTAAAGGTGTAACTAAAGGTGTTAAAAAAGTTGCTAAATCAGATTTAGGTAAAGCTGCTATGATGGCAGCTGCTGCGTATTATGCACCAGCTTTGTTTAGTGGCACACCTGGATTTGGACCAGGTAGTACATATCGTAATTTTTTTAGTAACATAGGTCAATCTGTAGGTCTGCCCTCATTAAGTTCTAAAGCTAAAGGCACATTAGCTTCATTTGCAATAGGGTCTTTAGGATCAGCTGCATTGTCTGCAGCAGAAGCAGGTGGATTAGATTCTAGTGATCCAAACGCTGAAGTAGATTTAAACTCGTTACAAGGTTATTTATCTAAAGGATATAAAAATTTAAATCCTAACGCTACAGATGAGGAAGTATTTCAATTCGTACAAGAGAACACAGCTGAGTATAGAGCAGACGGTGGACGTATAGGTTACGATGATGGTGGTTATACTTTCGAACAATTTAAAAAAGATAAATTTAAAGTAGATCAATTTATGGGTGAAAAAGAAATGAAAAAATTATACGAAGACATGATGAGAAAGAAAAAAGTAGCTGAACAAAAAACTATGGCAGCAGAAGGTGGACGTATTGGATTTAAAGAAGGAAAAAGTGAAAAATTTTTAGAAATGGATATGACTATCCCTAAAAACCCTAGCGACCCACGAAACATGACTACAAATGAAATTGTATTTGCTATTCAAAATAATAGATCTACTCCAGAAATGTTTGAAGAATTGATGTTAAGAGGTGTTGATGGAGTTAGTGTAATGATGTTAGATAAAATAGGTGGTAAAAAATTAGATAAACCACAAAAGGTGTATCAGTTTAATCCAAAAGAAGTTAAAGAAGGAGGCATAACTGAAGAGCTTTTATTTAAATTAAGAGAGTCTAACCCTGATGTATATGGTGAATATTTCAGACCTAGTTTAGAGAAGGACAGAGGTTATCGTGATAAACCACAAGAAGGCCTCTTTATGGCAAGGGGTGGACGTATTGGTTATGCTATGGGAGACACAGCTAGTGAAAATGCTATGCAAGCAGCAGGCATCGAGGGCCTACCAGTGAGACAGAAT